TGTTTCAGCTAATAACTCCACAGACGAAACTGTATATCCTATCTTTGTTGATGGTGCTACTGGTTCTCAAGGAGCAGAAAGTGACACAGGTTTAACATATAACCCATCGAGTGGTCTTTTAACTACTACACTTTTAGCAGGTACACTAAATACTGCAGCACAAGGAAATGTCACAAGTCTTGGAACACTAACAACACTTACAGTTGATAATGTAATCATTAATGGTACGACAATAGGGCATACTTCTGATACAGATTTAATGACCCTTGCTGATGGAGTATTAACTGTAGCAGGAGAAGTAGATGCTACTAGTTTAGATATTTCAGGTGATGCAGATATTGATGGTACGCTAGAAGCTGATGCCATAACTATTGGTGGTGTTACACTAGCCGAAACTATATCCGATACAGTAGGTGCTATGGTTACAAGTAATACTGAAACAGGAATTACAGTTGCTTATCAAGATGCAGACAACACACTAGACTTTACAATTGGTACACTTAACCAAGACACAACAGGAACAGCAGATAATATTACAGTATCTGCAAATAACAGTACAGATGAAACTGTTTACCCAATATTTGTAGACGGAGCTACAGGCTCTCAAGGTGCTGAAAGCGACACTGGACTTACTTATAATCCTTCAAGTGGAAACTTAACTATTGGTGGTTCTTTAACTGCTGCAACTCTAGATATTTCTGGAGATGTAGATGTTGACGGTACACTAGAAGCAGATGCTATAACAGTTAATGGTACAACTCTAGCTGAAACTATTTCAGATACAGTCGGTGCTATGGTCGGTTCTAATACTGAAACTGGAATTACAGTAACCTATGAAGATGGTGATAATACACTAGACTTTGCATTAGGAGCTGCTCAAACTACTATAACATCTTTATTAGCTACAGATATTAAAATTGGTGAAGACGACCAAACTAAAATAGACTTTGAAACAGCAGACGAAATTCATTTCTATGCAGCAAATGTAGAACAAGTATATTTAGGCGATAATATATTTGGACCACAATCTGATAGTGATGTTGATTTGGGTACAACTGGTGTTCGTTGGAAAGATGCTTATGTTGATTCAATAACAGTTACAGGCGAAGTCGATGCTGCAAGTTTAGATATTTCAGGAAACATAGATGTAGACGGAACTGCTAACTTAGACAATACAGACATAGATGGTACTTTAAACACTTCAGGTGTAGTGACTTGTCAAACTTCAGCAAATATATCTCAAGTAGCTTTAACATCAAGTTCAAATGCAACAGCTTGGGATGCTGCAGCAGCAGCTAACGCTTATTATGCTACAAGTGAAAATACTACATTCTCAGCTCCAAGTAATGCTACAGAAGGAGCAATCATCTCAGTTGAGATAGCTCAAGGTGGTACAGCTAGAACAGTTGCTTGGAATACAGTATTCGAGTTTGCAGCAAGTACAGCTCCAACAATTACAGCAACTGCAAATAAAACAGATATATTAACATTTAGATATAATGGCTCAGTCTGGCAAGAAATAGGTAGAGTCCAAAATATGGCACAAACTTAATAATCTATGGAAGTATTACAACGAACAGCTAATAGAGGTAGTATATCTACTGGAGTGTATGAGATTGGTAACTCTTTGAAGTTAGAGTCTGATAATACTGAGTATCTATATCGCACTTTAGGAACACCAACTAGCACTAAAAAATTTACTATTTCTTTTTGGGTAAAAAGAACAGAATTAGGTAGAACATTATCAATATTTGGAACAACCCAATCATCATCATCTCCTGAACAAACTTTTCGTATCTTTTTTGAGAATGATGACCAATTTCAAGTGCAAGATTACGATACTTCAAATAATTATAGGTTGATAGTGCCACAAGTTTTTAGAGATACTTCGGCTTGGTATCACATAGTTGTTGCAATAGACACAACACAAGCAACTGCATCAAATCGCATGAAATTTTATGTAAATGGTGGACAAATAACAGACTGGACGGATGGAGCAGAAACACAACCCGCACAAGACCATGATATAGATGTGGGTAGTGGTAAGGTTTTAAGTATTGGAAGATGGGTTGATGATAATGGTACTGCTTATACTGAGTTTAATGGATATTTAGCTGAATATAATTTTATTGATGGACAGCAACTAGCATCTACAGATTTTGGTGAATATGATAGCGATACTGGTATATGGATACCAAAAGAATATACAGGCACTTATGGTAATAATGGATTTTATTTAGACTTTGAAGATTCTTCAAGTCTTGGAGCAGATGATAGTGGTAATAGTAATAACTTTACTTTAAACAACATAGCAGCAGCCGACCAAGCTACAGATACTCCGACTAATAATTTTTGTACTTGGAATCCTTTATGGGTTTATCAATACCAACCAATCATAAGCGAAGGAGCTACTAAGGTTCGTTATGATGATTCAACAGATGAAGGTGCAAAAGCCACTATAGGTTTAACAAATGGTAAATGGTATTGGGAAGCAAAACCTGTTGGAACTATTGGTTCTCAGTACATAGGTATTCAAACTGATGGAGACGACAATATAGCAAGTGGTCAAAGCCAATCAAATAACTACACGATGGTCATAAATCCTACTGGTAGATATTATAGTTATGCAGGTAGTCAAAGTGAAAGTGCAGACCAAGGTTGGGATTTAACTGCAAGTGATTGGCTTGGTATTGCATTAGATATGGACAGTAGCACACAAACAATTAAATATTATAAAAATGGTAGTTTAATGCAATCTCTTGATTTAATTTCAGATATGCAAGATAAGACAGTTTTTCCATTTTTGCAAAATTATGAAAACAGGTCTTTTGATATAAACTTTGGTGGCTATACAATTAATACAATCTCAAGTGCAGCAACAGATGCCAATGGCTACGGAACTTTTGAATATGCACCACCATCAGGCTACTATGCAATTTGCACCAAGAATTTAAGTGAGTTCGGAGGATAAATGGCAGATTACACAACAATAGATGACCCATCAGCACATTTTCAGACTAAGATTTGGACAGGTAATGCAACAAACAGAACTATTGATTTGGACAGTAATTCTACCATGCAACCTGATTTTTCGTGGATAAAGTCAAGGTCTAATGGTTTTGAAAATTATTGGGAAAATTCTACAAGTGGAACAGCTAAATATTTAAGGTCAAATTCAAGTGCCGCAGAGCAAAGTGGAACAGTTATTACCTATAATTCAACTGGATTTGGAATAGGCTCGGGTGCAGAAAATAATACAAACGCTACAACAAATGTAGGTTGGTTTTGGAAAGCCAATGGAGGAACAACAGTATCTTTTACTGAAAGTGGTAATAATCCAGGTGGTACACATCAAGCCAACACAACAGCAGGCTTTTCAATAGTAGCTTACACAGGAACAGGTGGTGCAGGAACAGTATCACATGGTTTAAGTGTTACACCAAAAATGATGATGGTTAAAAGATTAAGTGGTACAGCTGATTGGATGGTATACCACGCTTCAAACACTTCAGCACCCGAAACAGAATTTTTAGAATTAAACACAGCCGATGCAACATCAGATAATACTAGGTGGAATGATACTGCTCCAACAACATCTGTATTTAGTGTTGGAACAGACGATGCTGTAAATGGAGATGCTGAAACATATTTAGCTTTAATCTTTTCAGATGTTCAAGGCTATAGCAAGTTTGGTGGTTATCTTGGCAATGGAAATGCAACAAATGGTCCATTTGTTTATACAGGATTTGCTCCTGCTTTTGTAATGATTAAAAATACCGAAACAGCAAATAGACCTTGGTATGTGTATGATAATAAAAGAAGGGCTTTTAATGCAAATGGTTCAATACTTAAAGCTAATACATCCGATACAGAAGCAACTGACCAAGCAATAGATATGTTAAGTAATGGATTTAAAGTTAAACCAGACTCTTTAGGTAGTTTTGGAACAAGTACAATAAACCATAGTGGTCAAAAAATGGTATACATGGCATTTGCAGAAAATCCATTCGTAACATCAACAAGTACAAATAGCATCCCAACAACAGCGAGGTAAAGATTATGTGGGCATTAGTAGAATCAGGAAGTGTAAGTAAAGTTTTTGCACGACCTAAACAATTAACATTAGGAGATGTCCAATATCCTAGTAATATTTTTATGCTTTGGAGTTCTTCAGAGCTAGAAGCTATTGGGATTTATGAAATAGTTATAGACAACTCAAATTTAAAAGACAAAGAGTATTACATAAATACGGACCAGTCTTTTTCGTTTTCAAGTGGTACAGTTACTGCAACCTATGGTACAGCTACAGCTAAACCTTTAAATGATTCAGGTTCAGGCGATACTTTAGTTAAAGGCTTAAAAACTTTACACAAAGAAGTTATTAACTCTCAAGCTGCTGGTAACTTATCACCTACAGACTGGATGGTGGTTAGAGCTGCAGAAGGTGGTACAGCAGTGCCTAGTTCTATTACAACTCAAAGAGCTGCAGTAAGAACTAAGGCTAACGCTATGTGTACACAAATAGATAACGCTGCAGACGTAGATGCTTTAGCAGCTTTGTATGTATATAACAATGCAGACCCAGCAGTTAGACCGATTGGCGAACTACCAACTGTAGGTTAACATGGAAATGGTTTCACCTTACATTGTTTGGAATGTTCTAATAACTTTGGTACTTGCTCCAATCTGGTTTCAGATTAGACAAAATGCATCAGAGCTTAAAAGACAAGACATACTTGTTAATAAAACACGTGAAGAGATTGCAAAAGAGTATGTTACAAAATTAGAACTAAAAGATGATTTTAATCTCTTAATGGAAAGGATGGAAAAATTACATGAAAAGGTTGATAAGCTTTTTGAAGTTAAGTAAAATAGGTATATAGGATTTAATAATGGCAAATAAAAGAAAGGATAGAAAAAGATATCATAAAGGCACTAGACACGACTATACTCAAGGTGGTAGAGTTGGTTATCAGCGTGGAAGAAAAGTTGTAGTAGATAGAGACACTGGTGAGGTTATAGAAGAATTTAGACCTAAAGCACCAACTCCTGCTCCAAAAAAAGCACCGACTTCTGCACCTGTTTTACCTTCAACAAGAAGTGTAAATACTCCAACTACATTAGATTTAGATAGGGGTGGCTATACTGGGCCTGGAGGTCGTCCACCAGCACCTACTCCAGCACCTACTCCATCACCTACTCCAGCACCTACTCCTGCACCAACACCTGCACCGGGAGAAACACCTGCACCAACACCTGCACCAACACCTGCACCAGCACCAAGAGATGTTCCAACTATACCTACTCCTATTAGTGAATCTCCATCGGGTACTGTAAGTCCTGCTGTAAGAGAAAGAGAATTTAGAGTTGATGAGTCTGCTAAACGTCAAGAACAATTAGCTACAGGTCAACTTGGTATAGAAGATTTAGGTTTAAAAGCAGAAGCTGCTACAGCTACTGTAAGTGCTGATGAAATTATTGACAAAGAAGACCCTAAATTTAAAATAGACCCCACAGGAATACCATTAGATTCAGAAGAATATCAAGCTAGAGTTGGTGCAGATGAACAAGTTAGACAAGGAATAAGAGCTCCCGATGTTGGAGCACCACAACCTATTACAACTTCAAAAATTGAAGATGTTGCTCAAATTGATAAAGCTCCAGACTTAGAAGCTGCTCAAGGTCAAGTATCAGATGAAGCTATAGCTCAAGCTGCTCAAGTAGATAGGATTACTCCTATTGAAGGTGCAGAAGTAGAAATTATACCAGGTGCATTAACTGAAAGAGTTGTTGGTATTTTAAGTCCCGAAGCTAAAGCAACTGCTGCAGAAAATGTTGGTTCTTCTTTAGCAAGAGTTACAAGAGCTAAAAAACAACTAACTAATGCAGGTTTAAGTGAAGAAGATATAACAGAGCTTGGTAATGACCCCGAAGCTTTAGAAGCTAGGTTAATGGAGTTTAGTGAAACTCAACGAGGAATTATTGAAGGGCTTCCAGAAGAAGCATTAGTCTCTAATCAGTTAGATACATTAATTAATGGTATTGAAGAAGGTGAGATTCCTACATGGGCTAGACCTGCTGTTGCATCAGTAGAAAAAATGTTAGCTCAACGTGGTATGTCTGCATCTACTGTAGGTAGAGATGCTTTGTTCAATGCTATTATAACATCAGCTATGCCTTTAGCTCAAGCAAATGCTCAAGCTATACAAGCTAGTGTAGGACAACAAAAATCTATTGAAGCTCAAGAAGCAGAAGCAAACGCTGCAAGAGCTCAACAAACAGGCTTACAAAACGCACAAACAGTATTTCAAATGGACATGGCTCAGTTTAATGCTGACCAACAAACAGCACTATCTAACAGTAAGTTTTTACAAACTGTAGGAATAACAGAAGCAAACTTTGACCAACAATCTACAGTTCAAAATGCTTTACTTATGTCTCAAGCTAATTTAGCAGAAGCAGATTTTTATCAGAAATCTCAAATACAAAATGCTCAAGCATTCCTACAAATGGATATGGCTAACTTAAATGCAAAACAACAAACAAATGTTTTACGAGCTCAACAAGAACAACAAGTACTGTTGAGTAATCAAGCAGCAGATAACGCTGCAAAACAATTTAATGCTGCTAGTGAAAATCAAACACAACAGTTCATGACAAATTTAAATACTCAAGTTAAATTAAACAATGCTCAACGTAACGATGCTATGCAACAGTTTAATGCTGTACAAGCAAACCAAGCAGAAGCTAGAAGAGCTCAAAGAGAAACAGATGTAAATAAATTTAATGCACAATTAGCAGCTAGTGTAGACCAATACAACTCACAACAAGAATTTGCAAGAGAACAGTTTAATGCTCAAAACTCTTTAGTAATTGAACAAAGTAATGTTCAGTGGAGAAGAGGTATTACTAAAGCTAATACTGCAGCTCAACAACAAATTAATATGCTTAATGCTCAACAAGCTTATGGTATTACAACTCAAGCACAAGCTGCTTTATGGCAAGAAGTACGTGACGAGTTTGATTATATTTGGAAGTCTGCAGAAAATGCAGCTAACAGAGAAACTAATATAGCTGTAGCAGGTATGCAAGGTGAAAATTCAGCTTTAAAAGGTCCAACCTACATGAGTAGACTAGAATCATTTTTAGCATTATTTGACCCAACAGATTAAAGGAGAAACTATGTTTAAGAAATTTATAAAAAAAGCATTTAAAGGAATTAAAAAAGTACTTAAAAATCCAGGTAGAGCTTTGAAGAAAGGCTTGGGTAAGATTGGTAAAGCTTTTGGTAAGCTTGGTCCAATAGGTACACTTGCTCTTACTCTTATGCTGCCGGGGCTTGGAGCTGCTTGGTCAACGTTTGGTACGTGGGCTCAAGGACTCAGTGGTCCTTTAGGGGCTGTCATGAATGGTATTCGTGTCGCAGGTAATGCTGTTGGAAGTGTGTATGGAAAAGTTACAGACTTAGTAAGTGGTACTTTAAATAAAGTAACTGGAGGTTCTTTTGCAAGACCAGGAACTGCAGGATATGTAGAAGGAGCATCAGATAAACTATCAAACTTTGTAGGAAGAAAGCTAGACGACTTTAGAATGAAAGTAGGATTACCTACAGCAAATATTACTCCCGATACTGCTATGGCAGATGCTACAAAACTTGGTGAAGACTTACAAACAAAAGGCTATACTGATAATATAACCAAAGAGCAAAACGTTGCTCTTGGTGATACAAAAGTTGAGTTAAAAACTGACTCTTCATTATTAAGACCGTCTACTACAGCGATTACAACTCCTGACCCTTTAAAGGCTAAAGATATAAATGTTACATTTAGTGCGGGTGATATGCCTAAACCTAATCTTGATTTAGTTAAATCACAAGGACAGACTGTAGATGTTATTACTGGTTTTGATAAGAAAGTATCTTATATTGGAGACAATGACCTTGAGTTAGTTGAATTAACTCCTCAAACTACAACTGTTGCTAAAGGAACTTTAACAAACGACCAAATATACCAAAACAAAAGGTTAATGAATTATCAAAGAAATTTACAAAGAGTTAATAAAGGCTATATGGATATAGTTGCAGATAACCCTGCAGCTACACAGTTTGATGTATTACAAAAAGAAGCAATGCAGTTAGGTAAATTTGCAGGTGGAGCAGCAGCAGTAGCTGGAACTATGCCTGCAGACCCAACTGCAGCAGTAAGTTCACAACCAATAGAAGTAACTCCATTATCTACAGACGTTACTACATCTAATGATTATGAAAAAGCTTATGGAAATCAATTTGCTCAAGCGGGTTATATGGGTCCTCAAAATATGCAAGGCTTTGCAGATGCTGGTTTTTATGGTGGAGACCCATTTAGTTTTGGTCAAGCTTTAAGAGCTAACTCTGTACCAATTCCACAATCAACTATTAGGATGGGAGTTTAAGATATGCAAGAACAATTTATGAATCAAGCAACTGCTGATAAGTTAATTAACTACACTGGCCCTGTTCCTGGACAAAGCTTAACAAATAGTCCAGACCAAAAATATCCTTGGGAATCACCACCACAGCTTACAAACAGACGTGAAGCAGAACTTTATATCTTAGAAGAACTAACAGATAAAGAAAAGTTTATTGCTTTAACAGATGCTATTTCTGATGGTCTTCCTATTGATGTTTTGACTAGAACTTATTTATTAAGTGGTTACAGTCGTGGGTTATGGGATGTTGATTTAATGATGTTACTCGTTGAGTCTGTTGGTTTTATTATTATGGCACTCGCAGAAAAAGTAGGACTTCGTTATGAACTCTATGCAGGAGATGATGAAGAAGATGCTGCTGAAGATGTAAATCAAGATGCAAAATTAGAAGAAGCATCCGACTTAGTTAGGGATGGAATTAAAAAGATTTCTTTAAAGAGCTTAAAACTTCCAACAGGTGAAACACAAGAAATACAACAAAAGATAGAAGAAATTCCAGAAGAAACAATAGAAGAAGTAAAGGGTTTATTAGACAGACCCGAACCAACAGAAAGAACAAGTTTATTAGGTAAATAATTATGGCAAGTCAATACACAAAAGATATAACAAAATCTAAAGTTTACAGACAAGCAACAGGACAAGATACAAAACTTATTGATGAAGTTATTGAGGGTCTTGGAGTTGTTAAAAAGTTTGGACAATCTAAAATTGCTGATAACATAGCAAGATTACAAGAAGAAAAAGTCTTTGATGCTCAAAATAAAAAGAATCAATTAATGCAACTTAATAAGTTTAGTGAGTTAGAAACAGATTTACAAGATAATTATGGTGGAGACTTAGAAGCTTTTTCTAGGGCTAAAGCTAAAGAACTACTAGACCAAAGAGCCTTAATAAATTTTCCTGTTGGCGATACTGAAAAATCCAAACTTAATATTACACACCCAGACGAAGCTTATGGTCAAACTTTACTAGATGCTTCTCGTGTATATAAAGAAAACTTTAAAGGTTTAAGAGAAAAACTTAATGAAGCTGGAATACCTTACACAGCAGATGCTGAGAAACAAGGTGCGTTTATTGATGAAGCTTATCAAAATATATTTAATAATGTAAGTCGAGCTAATAATTTTAATGTTTTAAAAGGCATGGGAAGTTTGTTTAGAGGACAAGGATTAAATTATGCAAGTGCTGAAGACTTAAAAAGAAGTTATAATGAAAATATTTCTAAATCAAAACTTTCAGATATTGAAGATTTAAACAATCAATTTAAAGCTATTTATCATTTTGATTCTAATTTAGCTGATAGAATTTCTAAAGTTGTTGAAAAAGCAGACGTAAGAAAAGATGTTAAAACAACCTTTGGAGAAAGAAAACAACGAACTATAGTTGATAATAAAGGACAAGAAAGAATACAAAATTATGTTATTATGAGAACCGAATATATTGATAGAAAAGGAAATCCTCAAATAAATGTAGTTGAAAAAGACTTAGGAAATGACCCCTTTAAAGCAAAACTAAGTGATGTACCAACTGAAATGTTGTATGCGGGATTTTTAAAAAACATTGAAGTAAATGGCAGAAATGCTTTAGATGAATATCAAGCTTTATTATCAGATGGTTATACTCCACGTTATGCTTATGAAGCTTTAGACCCACAATTTAAAAAGAGTTATTCAGAAATTGAATTTGATAATTTTTATAAATCAAATCAAGAAACAATTTTAGATGCTTATCAAAAATATCAAGAAGATTACTATATGACTCCATCACCTACGGGTGGTTTTGTAATGAAACAAGAAGTATCAAATTACTTTACTGGTAAAGGTCCAAAACCAAACTATGTATATGCTAATGCAAGAGACTTTGCAGCTAGTTTAATTGATGTTAAAACTGCAATTAATAAAGAAAATATTATTGGAGGGACTGTTGCAGTTCTTGACTACGGACTTTCAAGTGGTGCTGATTGGCAAGAATACATGAATAGTTTTCAAGGTAGAAAAGATATACTAGGTTTAAAAGATGGTGTAGTTCCTAATGAAGCATTTATTGAAGAATTAAAAGATGAGTTTAGAAGAGGAGATAAAACTAGAGTAGATAATTTTGGTAACTATTTTCCTACAACAGGAATTACAGGATTAAACACACAACAATTACAAGAAATGGGACTTGGTAGTACTTTTACAGACACACAACAATTAGGCTACAATGTCAATCGTGATACTCTTGTTATGAGAAATTTTGGACAAGGGTTACCAACAGAAACTCCACCACCAGCAGAAGAAATAACAATTGGTGATACAGCTAAAGCTGTTTTTGACTTTGCTAAAGATTTTGTAATAGGTGAAGAGCTTTCTTGGGATGATGCTTTGTGGCTTATTCCAGGTGCAGGTATAGCTGTTAATATAGGGCGGAGAGCTTTCATAAAAGGAGCTACTGCAATTGCACCTAAAATTTTAAAATCTAAAAACACTCAAAAAGCTATTAGTGAATTAAATGAAATTCAAAATAGAACTAGAAAAGTTAGAAAAACAACAAAACGTAAAGCTAAGTCTGGACCCAATAAAGGTAAAATGATTGAGGTTCCAGTAAAAGGTCAAGGTCCAAAAAACTTTAAAACTGTTCCTAGCGGTAATCCACAATATTTTAATTTTAAAACACAAGCTCAATTTGATAATTGGTTTAAAGATTTAGACCCTCTTAAACAAGGACTTGTTAAATCTATGAGAAAAGTAGACAACAAAGGTGTTGTTTCTTATGGTAAAAATGTAGATATTAAATCTTTTAGTAAAGAATTTGGTAATATAAAAGGTAGTAAAATACAACTTAATATGCCAGGTGGCAAGAAGACTTACACAATTGGTACAGGTGGGGCAGTTGTAACAAGTGGAGAAGAATTTGTTGGCATGGAAGATGAGGAATAATTTATGGCAATAAAAGCTATTAGTTTACCGGATACTGTTAATAATTATCAAACAGTAACCCCTACACCAAACCAAGGACAAGGCATAAAAGCAATTAGCCTTGACGGGTCTAGTAGTGGTTTTGGAGGTAAAGCAATAAGCAAACAAGATGCACTTCGTTATGCTATGAAAATGGGTATGACAGATTCATCTCGTGGACTCCAACAAATGTATGCAAAGCTTACAAAAAAATCTAGTCTTTTAGATACCTTAAAACAAAAAGATGAAAAACTAAGAGCTATCTTTGAAAATCCTGAGTATGGTGATAAAGCTTTTCAATCTTATTTAGGTTCAGCAATTGCATTAGACCCTGTAGGTTGGATACCTTTAGCAGGTTGGATGAAAAAATCTAAATCTCTAGCAGATGCAACAAAGTATGGAGCAGGTTTAGGAGGAGCTTATGGAGCTACTTCTTATGTTGGTGAAGGAGAAAGTAGACTTTTAAATGCTGCAGCCGGTGCTACTGGTGGAGGTGTACTAGGATTAGGAGGTGCAGCAGTTGCAAGAAGTATTACTAAAGCTTTAGGAAGAGAGCCTATAATTCCATCCTCGTCTGATATTCAAAAAAGAAACATTGAAGACAGAGCATTACTAACACAAGAAGGTAAAGCATTAACTCCCGAAGAAATAGATGAAGTAGTTAGTAAAGCTGTTGCTGACCAACAAGCACAAAAACCAGACGTTATGGGAGAAAGTGTAAAAACATTTTATACAAACGTAGCAGGTGATAAGCTTTGGGATGTAGCTGTTCAAAATTGGGGTTCTGGAATTGTAGGTATTGCAGCCGGTGTAGGTGGATACAATGCATTTAATGACCCCGAAGCTACTGAAGCTCAAAAAATTTTTGCAGGAGTATTATTTTCTCTTGGTGGAGTAGGTGCAACTAAAGCACTATCAAAAATATCTTTTAGTTCTGGAACTTTAGGCGATATTATGTCTAGAGGAATTGTAGATAATTATGGATTACCTCAACGTTATGCTGATGTTGTTAAAGCTAGTACTGGCGAAGTAAATAAACTAGCTACACAGTTTGCCGAGATAGTTGAAGAAACTCAAACTTTAACAATGAAACAAAGAAAACTTTTGAATGGTATGATAACTGGAGAAATAGATGAAATTCCGGAGCTTGTGGGTTTCTCTGTTAAAGCTCGTAATGTAATTAAAAAAGCAGGTCAAGAAATGGTTGATGCTGGATTACTAAGCCAAGAAGTATTTAATAAAAATATTGATACTTATTTAAAAAGAACTTATGAAAAATATTTAAACAAACAAATAAGTAAAGAAGGCTATCAAGCAGCTCGTCAACTTAAATTAATAGGAGATGAGCTTAGAGCAAGAGGAAGTAAGAATACAAAAAAACTTACAATTGCAGCATATAATAGAAGTTTAAAACCTACGAGTAAAACTTTTAATAACTATGCTGAATATACTCCGGTTCCTTTAACTTCAATTGTTAGTAAGGTTAGGTATGAAAAAATACAAAACAAAATAGCTAAACAAAAACGAGAAAATATTAATAACTATAAAGTTACGGAAGAAGTAAAAGACATTCGAGATTGGAAAGTAGTTGAAGATGATGGTACTTCATTAAAATTAGAAAGTACAAAAGAACTTAATTTAAGACGAGACTACACCAAAGCAGAACGTGTTGCTATGGGTGAGATTGAAGATGCTTCTTTCAATATTTCTGAGACAGGTCGACTAATGACCAACGATTTAACAACGTTTAAAATCTACGAGAACATAGCGAAAGACGATACTCTTTCTTTAAGTAAGTTAGCTTTTGACGATAAAATATCTAAAGGTTTAATTCAAGTTGATGATTGGGTTCAAGTACCTTCAGATGTTTTAAATCAAACTTTAAAAGTTAAAGGGAAACCTATTAAAAAATACGGTCAATTAGCAGGACAATATGTACCTAAAGAAATTTTTAATGATTTAACAAGAATACAAAACTTAAAACAAAATAGTGATGGTGTACTCAACGGATATCTTGCAGTTAATAGACTTTGGAAAAAAACAAAGACTGCATGGAATCCAGTTGTGCACGTTAATAATACTGTATCTAATATTATTCTTTATGATTTAGCAGATGCTAACTATAAATTTATGGGCCGGGGTTTTTCAGAACTACAAAAAGGATTGCGTAAAGATAAAGATGCAACTCTATTTAAACTAGCAGATGAGTACGGAGTTTTTAATTCAGATATGCTAACGCAAGAATTAAGAAAACAAAGTTCAGAAATTGGTGATGACATACTTAGAAAACTTTCAGATGAAACAGCACCTGAGATTATTAATGCTCAACAATATGCAACAGGAGTTTTTGGAAAACTAAGTAAAAAGGGCTACAACATGACAGTTGGTAAGCTTGAAAAGTTTTATCAACTTGAAGACCAAGCATTTAGAATGGGATTGTTTATGGACAGACTATCTAAAGGTATGAGTCCCGCAGAAGCTGCAGCAGATGCTAAAAAATGGTTTATTGATTATGATATTAATGCTCCCTTGATAAATGCAATGAGAAGATTTCCAACACCTTTTCTTTCTTACACATACAGAGTTGTTCCTTTGTTAGCAGAAGCAGCAGTTAAGAGACCTTGGAAGTTTGCTAAGTGGTCACTTGGAGCACACTTGTTAAATGAAGCAGGTAATACATTTGGTCCTGGAAATGAACAAGAAGAAAGAGGTTTAATGCGTGAAGAGTTACAACAAAAACTTTTTGGTATGCCGTTTTTACCATCAACTACAGTTAAACTTCCTTTTGCTTCAGAACGAAAAAGTTCTACAGGAGAGTCTATTCCTTTATATATTGATGTAAAAAGATTTATACCTGGTGGTGATGTATTTACTGTTGGTGAAAAAGGTATTGGTTTACCTCTATTTTTTAATTTACCAGGATTTGAAAAAAGAGATAGGTCTTTAAAACTGCCTACAACTTTAACTCCTAGTTTTGGTCCTCTTGGTGAAATTATGATACCCATCATGACTGGAGTAGACCCGTTTACTTTACAAAAAATTGAAGGGCTTGGTTTAGGAAGTGATGATGCAGTTAAATTACAACACATTTTAAGTCGTTTGACACCTAACATACCAAGCACAGCTTTTTCTATTCCGTTGTTTCAAGCTTTTCAAAAGCCAGGAACAGAAACATTAGATGTTACTAGATACGACCCTTTTGGTGAAACCTTTGGTTCTAAAAAAGTTGTTCAAGCATTTAGAAGAGCAAAGGAAGGAGCAGAAACTCAATACGGTACAAACTATACACCTTTTGAAGCTATTATGAGTGTGTTTGGTTTTAAACTACAGCCTACAGAAATATCTAAATTGTTAGGAATTAAAGGTGCAGAATTTAGAAGGTTTTACTCAACCACTAAAAAGTCTGTTAACAAAATAGCTAGAGACTTATCTCAAGGAACTATTAGTCAAGACGAAGCACAAAAAGAACTAGACGAACTTTACAGAAACTTAGAACGAGAAGCTCTTAGATTTCAAGATATAGCACAAGCAAGACAACAAAATGTTAGGGGTGGTTACATCGTTCCTCAAGTTAAAGACGACCCTAAGACTAGAATTAATCCGTTGACGGGTGAACCTTACGAAGAAGAAGACGAAACTAGAATACCTCGTCAAGGCTTTATAGTTGGTGGTATGGCTCAAAGTGAAGTGACTGGGACTACTCCTTTAGAGAATGAACTGTATGCACTGCAACAACAATCAGAAGTAGGACTACCTCAAGAAGATGAATACGGTGGTATTGAAAAGAAAGAACGAGGAGTTAAACGTTTAGGTTTTAAAGATGGTGGTGGTTTAATAAACCGAATGATTAAAAGGAAAAGGAAATGAATATAGAACAATGCAAAGCTGAAATCAAACGACACGAGGGCGAAGTCCTAGAGATTTATATGGATAGTTTAGGCTATAAAACTCTAGGAGTTGGTCATCTATGTCAACCTAACGACCCAGAATACAACTGGAAAGTTGGTACACCTGTATCCCAAGAAGTAGTTGACATGTATTACGAGGATGATTTTAACAAGCATTATAAGGAAGCTATACATATGTTTGGTAGCCAAGAAGATTTTTATAAACTGCCTGAAAAAATACAACATGTCTTAGTCAACATGTGTTTTAACTTAGGTGGTTCAAGACTTTCAAAGTTTAGAAATATGCTACAAGCTTGTAGAGAACATAATTGGGATAGAATGGCTGCAGAAATGCAAAACAGTCGATGGTTTACTCAAGTAGGTAGACGTAGCATTGAGCTACAGCAGGTTGTCCTTGACCAATAATGTTACTCTATACCGAAAAACAACTCGATGTTGCGTATCGAATAGACTGTAAAGCTCGGACAAAATGTAATGAGTCTTGGCTTAAACGTGAAGACTTTAGACCACTATACGAAGATTTAGTAGAATCGTATATGGTTGCTTATACTAAAAATAATCCTACTCAAGAAAGTATTCCAGAGTATTTATTAGATTCTATAAACGATTTACTTGAATCAACTTTAACAATAGATAAATAATATGTTTCCATTTGAAATTATAACAATGCTTGGTTCTACTTTAATTAGTAGTTTATTAAGTCTTTGGTCACAGCGTATAAAAGCTAAACAAGATGAGCAAAAGATGTTACTACAAAGAGCTGAGTTTCAACAACAAGCTGTTGATGCTGCAAGAAATGTAGAGAATGTAGGGTTTCAATGGACAAGACGTATTATCGCATTATCATCTATATTTGCTATAATTATATTTCCAAAATTAGTGGCAGTATATTATCCGGATGTAGATGTAACAGTAGGATACACATTATTTCAACCAGGCTTTTTATTCTTTACCGATGGTAGAGAAGTTTTTCAATGGATAACATTTAAAGGCTTGGTAATAACACAATTAGATACAAACCTTGTATCAGCAATAATAGGCATGTACTTCGGTGGCAGTCTAGTTAAAAAATAATAGAGGGCATTATGCAAAACAATAATATGATGGGTGGCTTTAGTGGCGACATGGATAGAAATGAGGTAGAAATTGACCTTAATAAATTCATGGCTTTGCTACAAGAAAAGTCAGAATTAAAAGATAGGATAAGAGAGTTAGAAGATACTAAGAATGATAACCCTTATCAAAAATTAATATTTGTAGCACAAGCTGTAGATAGCTGGAGGATTATACCTAGAGCTTTTTTAGGTGTCTACATGTATTTATTATATTATACCACATTTTGGTTTATGGGACTAGACAATCCTACAATGGAACAATCAGGTTTGATATCTGTTGTTGTAGGTGCAGGAGCTGCATGGTTTGGTCTATATACTAGCACATCTAAAAAACCAGCAGGAGATAAATAAAGTGTCAAGAGGTGATTTAAATAGAGGATTTTTTGGACCATTATTTATATTAGGTTTATTAACAGTGTCGTTTGCTGCAAGTGCCGACCAAACAGGAGACTGTACATCCGGTACGCAGTATTGTGAAGACAATGGTTTGACTACTATTAATACTACGGTGACTACTAATACTAACACCAATAATAATACTAATAATAATACCAACACTAACACAAATACTAACAATAATACAAACGTAAATACTAATACGAACACGTCAACAAATAATAACACTAATGTTAATACATCAACTAACACAAATAACAATGTTAATAGTTCCACATCTACAAGCAGTAGTACCAATACTAATAACAACGTCAACACATCTACTTCGACATCTAACTCTACTGTAAATTCTACAGTAAATCAAAACGTAAATAACAACAGTAATTCTACAAGTAACAATACTAATACTAATAGTAATACTAACGTTAATACATCAACTTCAGATTCAAATGTTACTACTGATAATACTAATACCAATAATAACAATACCAAATCTGATAACACTAACAGAAATATTAACGAGTCTAACTCTACCCAAACGATTAATCAGAATGTAAAAAGCAAAGCACCTCCTGCTTCTGCTATAGCACCTAGCATCATGTCTTATTCACAAGACCTCTGTACTGTAGGTCGTTCTGGTGCATTTCAAGGGCAAGTATTTGGGTTCTCTACAGGAGCAACTGTAACTGACGAGAACTGTGAACGCTTAAAACTTTCCAAGTATCTGTACGATACCGGTATGAAAGTAGCTTCAGTGTCTATACTTTGTCAAGACCCGAGAGTATTTAAGGCTATGGAAATGGCTGGTACTCCTTGCCCTTACCAAGGTAAAATAGGTAAGGAAGCATCAATGGCTTGGGCTGAAAACAAAACTAGAAGACCTGATGTTAAAGACCAAGAAAAACTTTTTATACAGCAATGCACACACGATAGAAACCCTAACAGAGACAAGATAAATAAAGATGTTGTTGGGGCAGTTAAAGTTCTATACACAACGAAAACTAAAACTAAAAGGCAATGCAAAAAAGAATTTTATGCTACGCAGTAGCGTGTCTCTTAAGTCTTAATGTCTTTAGTCAGTATATCTACGAAGACAATCAGTCTTTAATAGACCTTACCAGTCAATCAGGCACAACCAATTTAAACGCATCAGACGACCAGGTTTCCTCTGTATTTAATCTAGGGTTTACTTTTGATTTCTATGGTCAGCCCTTTACACAAGGCAGAATGGCTACCAATGGTTGCCTTCACTTTAAAACTACTGGTGCATACTGCTCAGACTACAGACCTGACCCTCTAACTAATCAATACACTTACACGCTACTTCCTTTTTGGACTGACCTCATAAGAGATAATGGTTCAAAGATGTTAGCTAAAAGTTTTAGTGATAAGACAGTCTTTGGTTGGTATAACATGCGTGAATACAACCGTGCATCTGATAACAGTATTGAAGTTATACTTTGGACTAACGATACTTTTGAATTTAGATATGGTCCATTAGACATTATTAATCACGATGTACTAATAGGTGAGGTAGGAAGTGGTAGCTCTGAAGTCTATCAATATTTGTTTCACGATGAATGTAACGTTGGCTCTACTAACTCTAGCTCTTGTGTTAATACAAACTGGAACGATACATCTTTTAATACGTTATTAGAAAATGGTGGTTCTTTATATGGTGTTGGTACAGGTAATGACATTGATTGTAGTAATCCTCTAAACAACTCAAGCTGTTCAGGTTATGCAGCAGCCTATCAGACACAACAATGCGATATAGACCAGCTATATTCTGAGTCGTGCCCTTATTATTGGGAAGCTTATGACGACCTTCAATGTAATCTAGACCCACAGTACGGACCTTTCTGTCAAGGCTATCGACAAGAAGAATCAGTAGCTTACTTTGTAGAAGAACAAATGTTTGACTATGGTTACGAAGATAGTATGACAGAGTATGACACTTATGAAGATGAGTTTATGTTTGAAGACCTTTTCTTTGAGCCTGAGTATGACACCTTTGAAGAACCTGAATTTATATTTGAAGAAGAAATAATCTTTGAACAGATGTTTTCTTACGAAGAATACTATGAGCCTTTTGAAGTTATGCGTGAATTACCTATGCACGAAGAAGAACTCTTTATGCCAATAGAAGATTTAATGCTTGACGAATTTATCTTTCAAGAAACTTTTCTTGTAGAAGATTACAGAGAACCTGAAACGTTTATTGAATTGGAAACTATTGAAGAACTGGAGGAATGGTTTGAGGAAGAGACAAGGATGGAAGAAGAACTTGCGTTTACAGAAGAACCGGAGGAAGAATTTATTGAGGAAGTATTCGAGGAAGAAGCTGTAGAAGAAGTCTTTGAAGAAATAGAAGAGATGCGTGAAGAGATGGAAGAAGAACGTATCGCTGAAGTAGAAGAAGAAAGAGTAGAAGAACTACAGGAAGAAGAGATAGTTGTTGGTGCTATACTACCCGAAGGTAAGAGTTCAATAAGTAGAGAAATGGCACTGAGTGTTGTCTCGTCTACTTTAAATACAGCCCAAGCTAGTATGCAAGGAACTACATCAGGTAATTCTATCCATGCAACAGGTGGTACGACAGGAGCTTCTAGCGTATCATCATCTAATTCTGGTGGTGGTGTTAGTGTTAGTAATTCACCCAGTATATCTGAACAATTTGCATCCTCAACAGCACAGAATAACCAAGTATTAGACATGAGTTCAAACATCACAAGCTCTACAAGTTCTACAAGTGTTGAAGTTGAAACAGTAGAGACAACGAGTGTCGCAGTTAATACAACACCCACTCAAACTTTGCAAAGTCAAATAGATGTGTCAGTTTCTACAGATGCATCAGCTACCGAAGCTGAACAAACTGTAGCCAATGTTATAGCTCAAAACTTACAGGCTGCACAAGATGATGTTCAAGCTAAACAAGAAGAGACAGGCGAGTATGGGTCAGAAAATACTATCATAGCTTACATGGGATTTGTTCCTAACTTTAATAACTATAGGTTAGTTACAATGCCGGACCAAGATGTGTGGTACGAGTCAACAGATATATATGCCAACAATATGTTGTCAGATAACATCGAAGGCTTTTATCAAATGGCAGGTCAGAGTTTAGAAACCCTGATTGAAATGAGAGAACTACAACCACCACTTTAAATGGCATA